CAAGTGGTGCTGACGTATCTGTATTTGGATTCCAAGTTGAGGCTGGAAGTTTTAGCACTTCGCTAATTTACACAAGCGGAAGCACAGTAACTCGCACAGCCGATATCTGCAACAATGCTGGGACTTCTGCGACGTTTAATAGTACAGAGGGAGTTTTATTTTTTGAAGCAGCAGCTTTGGCAGATGATTTAACGAATAGAGGATTTGCTTTAAGTGATGGTACTTCAAGCAATGCTTGTAGAATTTATTATGCAAATTCAACTAATAACATTAGATTTTTATTTAATGTAGGCGGTAATGCACAAGTTATAAAGAGTATCAACTTAACTGATATTACAGATTATAATAAAATAGCTTTTTCGTATAAATCAAATGACTTTAAAATATACATAAACGGAGTCAAAGTTGAAGAAGATACAAGCGGAAGTGTACCAAGTGCAAATACTTTCAGTAAATTATCTTTTGATAGGGGTTATGGTGGAGAAAATTTCTACGGCAAATGCAAACAACTAATGACTTTTAACGAAGCATTGAGTGATGAGGAACTATCGGATTTGACAGGACAGGTAAACTTGAGTTTTAATAATTTAGCAACATTCTATAACTATACAATATTATAATGGCAGAACCAACTATAAATTTAGGTAACGGAAACTGGGCTGGAAAGTCCGACAACCTACTCGGATACTATAAAGAGGGTGAGAGATTCTACAAGCAAGAATTCACATTCTCAAGGTCTACAAGCGGAACGAGAGTTAATTCAAGCGGATTAATAGAGACTGCTGAAATTTTAGGAAATGAGTTAGTTACTAACGGTACTTTTTCTGGTGTAGCCAATGGAACGGATGTTGTAACTTTAAGTGGTTGGGGAACATACGGAAGTGTAACAAGTAGAAATATAGAGAGTGAACAATTAAAGTTAGTTAGTCCTTCAGGAACTACTAATGTAGGTGTCGTTTTATCAGTTAGCACAACGTCAGGGGGTCTTTATAGGTTTACATATTCTGCAAGTGGTGACTTGGGTATTAATGGTATTTATATAGATGCGGTAGGCGGATACAATACGTCTACTGAACAAGACATTACTTTCACCGCACCATCATCAACTACATATATATATTTTAGAACTGGTGCAAATAATGGAGGTACTGCTTACTTCGACAACATATCTGTCAAAGAGGCATTTCAAGTAAATATCCCTCGAGTTGACTACCTTAACAACTCCAATGGCTCACTAATTTTGGAGCCTCAGAGGACGAACGCAATTAATTATTCAAATGATTATACTTTATGGAGTAACACACAATTCACAATAAATGGCAATTCGATTACAAGCCCTGAAGGCATTACAAATGGAACTAAAATAGTACCGTCAACATCAAATACAGACAAATATTTAGATAAAGGGGGATTTATAAGAACAAGCGGTCAATACATAACGCATACAGTTTATGCAAAAGCAAGTGGGTATAATTTTTTATATCTTAGCAATTCAGCATCAAGGCTATATGCAGTATATGACTTACAACAAGGGTTGGTAATTTATAACAATTCAAACGGAACTGACTTCAACAACCATAGTGCATCAATAGAATTGTTTGGGAATGGTTGGTATAGGTGTAAATTAATTGGTCAAGCTCAAAGTTCTACAGCAAGTTATTTTAGAATTTCTTGTGGTATAACTGCAATAAATTCAAGTACTTCAGGTTTATTTCAAGGTGATGGAACAAGTGGGATAGAGGTATATGGTTCACAAGTTGAGTTAAACGCATCATATCCCACAACCCTAATAAATACTTCAGGCTCATCCGTTACGAGGAATGCGGATGCGTGTAGTTTAACAAACGTTGCGGATAGAATAGGACAAACAGAGGGGACTATTTATGTAGATGTTAATATATTAAGTATTTTAGGAAACGAGGCAATAGTTGGGGTAAATTCAGGAGGATACACAAATCACGCAACAATCCAAAGAGTTGGAAATACTATTCAGTTTGTTAGAAATTCAGCAACTCAAAGCGGAGCTACAATAGTAACAAGTTCTGCAATTAATATAGGCAGTCACAAGATAGCTATTGCATACAAAAGCGGAGATACAGCTTGTTTTTTAAATGGAACGCAAGTTAGTACAACGCAAACACAGACGTTTACAAATGGCACTTTAAACACTTTAAGGCTTGGTGCGGACGCAATCGGGTCTATTCCTATTAATGGCTTATTTAATAATGCTATTATTTATTCGCAAAGATTATCAAACACAGAATTAGCAACATTAACAACATAAAAAAATGATTTTTAAGAAATACGAATTTACAGATAAGCAATGGAAAACCATTAGACCAACCTTATACAATAAAGATGATGAGGGTAACGAAACATTAATCGAATCCATAAACGCAATCGTTGAGATAGGACACATTTGCAAAGCATTTGATGAGGAAGGGGAATGCACTGACCTATCGACTAAATATTCGGTAGATATGTTATTAAACGAAGAGGTTGAAAGTTTAGAAGATTATGAGGTGTATCCTGATCCTGTTGGTGTTCATACTTTTGCTGGAGATGACTCGCTTTATTTAAAGGCTTACTGCAAAATGTTTCCAGAGTCTGTATTTTGCCTAATACCAGAAAGTGATGAAGATTTGGCTGAGTAGTATATTATATTCTTTGTTATTATTTTTTGCTCCAATAAAGGGCATAATTATAATCGTAGCTTTATCTACAATGATAGATACTGCTTTTGGTGTATGGAAGGCTAAGAAATTAGGCGAGAAACTATCGAGTAAAGCGTTTAGATCTGGATTAGTTCCAAAATTATTATCGTATGTTGGTACTGTAATGATGGTTTACGGCTCAGATGTATTTATTATAAACTCGCTTGTATCTAATCTAATAGATGTTGAGTTTCTGGCTACTAAGGTTATTGCATTAACGCTAATAATTAACGAGGCAAAATCAATAGATGAATCTTGGGAAGCAGTTAAGGGTTATTCTATGATTTCAAGATTGTTAGAAATTATTAACAATCTAAAAAAAGTTAAAAAGGAACTATAATTGAATTACGAAATATACATAGTAGGACATTATCCACACGATAGATTCGCTTTAGGATGGGAATATGTGGGTGCTGATAAGGAATTCAGCTATAATTCTATAACTTTGTATATGTTTATATTCACAATAACTATAAATTATGAAAAAAAATAGTAAATCTAAAAGCGTAAAGATTCCAAGTAGTAAGCATTTTAAATTAAAGGAGTTTCATTGCAACGATGGAACGCCAGTACCAGAGGAATTTTACGGAAACGTTCAAGAGCTTATGGATAATCTTGAAATAATAAGGGAGCATTTCGGAGGCTTATACCCTATAAAAATAAATAGTGGATATAGAACGCCAGAATACAATAAAAAAGTAGGTGGAGCTGCTAAAAGCCAACATTTAACTGCAAGTGCTGCTGATATTATAATGAGCGTAACGCCAAGAATCGTACAAGAAGCAATAGAGCAGCTACAAATAGACGAAAAGATCAAACAAGGTGGTTTAGGCAAATACTCTGTTTTTACGCACTATGATATTGGTAAGTATAGAAACTGGTAATGTACAACTGGGAGGAAGCAGACCTATTTAATTGGCTTAAAGAATTTGTTTATTTTGACTTAGTCAAGGCAAAAAATCAGATGAGCCGATGGGATTGCTACTCTCCAAAATTTAAACATAGAATAGAGCTTAAATGTAGGCGAAAGCACTACTCTACTTTATTATTAGAAAAAAGTAAGTATGATGCTATGATATTTGAGTCTGGCAAACATTCAGATAGACCTATTTACATTAATTCTACACCAGAAGGAATATATTCGTTTGATTTATTGGACATAGAACCAGAATGGATATTTAAAACCCTAAGAGCTACTACTCACTTTGGTAATAATAAAAGCGTACAAAAAAAAGTTGCTCTTTTAGATTTAGATAGTGGAATTGAATTAAAGCTTTAAAAGTTTTTATCATAATTTTTACGTTCTACTTCTAACTTAAAGAAGTGAAAAGATGATAAGCCATTTATATGGGAATCAGTAGGAAAAAAATATTTCCACCCTTTAGAGTAGCCATTAGGAATATAATAAAAAAAAGCTGCTGCTAATTTACCAGTATCTTTCTTAAATACTACTGAGGCAGTATGGTCTGACATTGGTATAATTTCGTCTATTTGAAATGTCTCGTTATTATAATTACCTTCTCTATTATGATTAGAAAATCTCTTTGCAATTATCTCAGCTTGATCCTTTAATTCTATTGCTATTTGCTTATTCATAATAATGCTTGTAAAACTATTATTCCGAGCATAACTAAACCTATCTTTCTATTGCGTATTATTCTCTCTTGTTTTCTTTCAGTAACCTGCAATAACTCATAATAATCACTCTCAAGGGCATTTATATGCGTTTTAAGAGACTTTATGTCTTTTCTGCTACTATCTATTATTTGTATGTATTTAAATTCCTTAGAAAGACTAATTTCAGATTGAGCCATTAAACTATCTTTTTGTATTAATTCAATGTAAATCCTATCCATTTGAGGATATGTAATACAAACTAATGTATCGTTGTTCTTATCTATTAATTCGATCTGAGAATAACTTAATACGCTCAGAGCGAGGCAGAATATGGTAATTACTTGTCTTACGTTCATAATATAATTTAATAGTATCTGATTTAAATTGCAAGGTATCAATCTCGTTAAGCAGTCCATCAACATTAGTCAACTCTATTTGTTGAATAACTGGCTCTATTTGTTTACGCTTACTTAATAAATCTGTAATTATTACTGATAATACAATAGTAATAATAATGCAATAGATTAAAATATGTTTATTCATAATAAAGATGCTTGTGTTGTTTTAGGTTTAGAGATTATACCAAGTGCAATTTCAAAAATTGTTTTACCAGCTTCATAGTCAACAAGGTTACGAGCCATTTTTATCTTTGATTGTTCACCATTATATGTATTAAAGTCATATCTGTGAAATTTAGATAAAGATTCTAATTCATTTTTAGTTTGTGATATAGCAAATCTTCTAT